TTCTGAACATATTGCAACACTTTCGTCAGAATGGGCATCAATGCCCCACCCAACTGTGTGACAATGGAAGAAAACGCCCTTTTCGTTTGGTCAAGCGTGTCGGTGAGTTCAACACCGTCATCAATGAGTTCATCGCCCAATACAAGTCCCAGTTCATGCGCCTGTTCCTTCATCGCTTCGATTGAACCTGCTTCACTATTCAGAAGGGGCATCAGTTCTGTGCCGGAACGCCCGAACAGTTCACTTGCCAACCTTGCTTTTTCGGTTTGGTTTTCCATTGCCTGCAATGCTGCAAGCGTTTCGAACATCACTTCTTCGCCATCACGAAGATCGCCGTTCGCATCCGTGACGGAAATGCCCAACTTTTCAAACTGTTCGATGTTGCTTTCCGTTCCCGATGCTGCACCATCCATTGCTGCAATCAAGGACTTCATGCCCATTTGCAAATTGTCAACGGAAGTTCCGCTTTGGGAAAATATGAAATCCAGTTCCTGATAGGCTTCCCTTGAAATGCCTATCTTCTGCGACATCTTGTCAATGTTGTCGGCGGTAGATGCGGAAGAAGTTGCCAGTTTTGCCAATCCTGCAACGGCGGTGGTTGCGCCTGCAACGATTGCAGTTCCCCACTTCGCTGCGGTTGCAATTCCGTCTTTCAGTTTGCTTGAAAACGATTCCGCTTTGTCCCCAGTTTCGTCAATCGCACTGTTCGCTTCGGCGTTTTCTACCGCAATACTGCCGAATAATTTGAAAAGTTCCATGTGGTTGTTCACCCCCTTTACAGGTCATCAGGGATGAATCCCTGCATTATTTCAAAGGAATTGTTCACTGTTGTTTCAATTTGGGTCTTTGAGAATTCGAAAGTTTCCTTCGGTTGACTGTTCAAAGCACCTTTGAATTCTTCGAACGATTTATCACGGACTTTGTGCAGGAAGAATTCCCACAACTTTTCTTCTTCGGTTCTGTCGTGCAGTTCCTGCACAAATCCGCTGAAACTTTCAACCGAAATCATTTGGTCAATAAGAAAATATGGACTTGCATATCTGTGGAATAGCAAGTCCATATATCTGTTGAAGCCTATCTGAACAATTTTGAAACAACCCCAATAAAATCCTTGAATTCGGGTTTCTTGATGAAATCAATCACCATTTCCGTGAAGGTTGCAAGGTCGAACGCCTTGATGGTTTCCACGGTCAAACCGCTGACACTTGCAAGAAGTGCGAAGATGTCCTTTTCGACTTCGGGGATGTGGCAAACGATAATGTTTGCGATTTCCAAGACCACCTGCAATCCGGCAATGTCCTGGATTTGCGCTGCGTTCTGCTGTCCCTTCATCTGTTTGATAAGGTTCAAGACCGTTTCGCTTTCGAAACACTTGCCGAATTCGGTGATGCCGATTTTGCCGATGATTTTGCACATGGGCGCAATATCAAGTGCGCCCAGTTTTCTGAATTCGTATGCCTTTTTGTCTGCGGTTTCAACCGCTTCTTTGATTTCGTTGTTCATTGTTCAAATACCTTCCTTCTTTTATTTGGTGGATTTTGCCGATGCGCTCTGCGCTTCTGCTTCGCCTTCTTCGGGCGTGGTTGCTACTGCCTTTTTGGGGTAGTAAATGTGATAGGGCAACTTGTCAAGGTTGCCTTTGTTCGGGTCTGCGTAGCACTCGAAGGTTGCCTTCATGACTGCTGCGTTCTTGTTCTTGCCTTCCGCTTCGAATCCCGAAGTGCAAAGTGCGTTGTCAAGGATGACGATGATGGGCGTTCCGTCCGTTTTCTTGCCGACAAAGGCAATGTTTTCGAAGTAGTCCCCTTCTTTGATGTCCGCCCTGGATTCAATCAAATCGTAGCCTTCGATTTCCGAATTTTCCACGACTTCACCGATGACAAGGGTCTTGATGAGTTCGGGCGTAAGTTCAAGAAGGTTCGTTTCCAAAGTTGCCGTTTCGCCCTGTTTGAAGGTCAACCCCTTCGTCTTGACAAGTGCGCCGTCAACTTCGACATCCAACACTTCGGGAACAATGGAAAGTTTATTTCCACCGCTTGTTGCGCCAAACAAAGATTCTTTGATGTTCCATTTGCCATCTGCAAACTTCAAACCTTTGTGAATAGTACCTGCGCCAAGCAGGATTTCTTTCGGCGTGTTTTCGGTCACGCCATGCGTTCTGAATTCTTCGTTCATGGTTTTATACACTCCATTTTTTAATTGATAAATTGATTTGCGACCTTTTCAGGTCTTGTTCGTCCGAAGGGATGTTCAGACTGCCTGCATAATAAATGACTACCGCAGAACCGCTTTCGGTGATCACCGAAACACCGTCCTTGAAGTAGTCCTTGATTTTCTGCTTGCTTTCTTCCAATCCCAAGAAATTGCCCCTTGCAAATCCTGTCAGCGTGACCGTGGGCGTTGTCAACCCATCTTCTTCAAGCGGTTCAGGCTCTGTGTAATCACCCACCCAATAGGGGTATTTGGGCGGTGTTTCTGTGTATTGACCGAATTCATAGTTCAGTTTTAATTTCTTCACCATGTGGTCATTTAAGACTTTCAGCACTTCAATCATTTCCGTTCAACTCCTTCATCAACGCTTCTGCCCTTTTAATCAGTTTCGGTTTCAAGGTTTGAAAAGCATTCCACAGCGCACGGTTCGGTTTCTTGCCGTGCGTGAAGTGGGTTTCGCCGTTTCGGTCAGTGTATGCCCAACCGCCTTTTCGACCATCACCATTCAGCGCATATTCGCCAGTGCCGAATTCTTCCCAAATAGCGTTTTCCAGTGCCGAACCGACCATTCCTTCAAGGGTTGCTTCGTCAACATGGGTGTCCCAAGACCCCTTTGTTTGCCCTGTGTCAACTCTGCTGTTCCTGGCGGTCTGTGATTGCAGTTCTGCAACCGCTTCATATAAAAAAGCAATAGCCTTTTCCGCCATTGCTTCTTCTACTTTCGCACGGTTATCTTCGAACTGAATGCCTTCGTCAGCCATTCTGACCGCCTGTGTATTTCAGATAAATTTCAAAATGCTGATGCATGTTCATGGGGTCATCAATCAGCATTATGTCATAGACCTGACCTTCGATGATTATTCTTGCATTCTCTGCCGTCAGCGTGATTTTTTCGTCCGGTGTTTCCGCTTTCGGTGCAAAGGTCAAAGGTTGATAATCGCACAAAAACATGTGCGTGGATTCCTGGATTTTTGCGCTGTAAATGGTACGCTTTGAATCGCCGTTTGACAAGTCAAGCCACCCTTTGATGTTCAGCGCATCAACCCAAGTGTTTTCGCATTCACCGATTTCGTTGCGTTTGCCTTTCACCTTCGTTTGGAACAATGCGAATGTGTTTCCGCCGATTTTCTTCATCAGAACCGTGCCTTCGTGAAGGGTTTCAAGAAGCCAAGAAGGGTCACCGGATAACCCATCAACTGATTTCCTGCATCCTGCGAAAAGTATGTCACAGAATGTCTTGACAGCGTTTCCGAAGCAATTCCCACCTTGTCACGCATTCCGACATCCCACAGCATCAGGTTGACTGTTCCTTCAACAATCGCTGTCGGATATTCGATTTTGGTCACCAGGTTGTGTCCTACTTCGTACAATTCTTTGTCAAGGGTAATTGTGCCGTTTGCCTTGTCGATTGCCGTGATGACATACAAGCCATCGTTGACTTCCGATTCGGTAATCTGCACCGTGTCCCCTTCCTTGAAATATTCGCAAATCCCTTGAAGTTTCGATTCGGAAGAAGGTGCGTGAATTCGCTTTGTCCTGCTCTGAAAATTGTTGTTGGTATAGCCACGAACCAATTCTTCGATTGCCGTCAATTTCCTTTTGATAGTTGCTTCCGACATGTCTTTGAATTCGGGCATTTCCTTGATTTCTTTCACAGTTATGATCATACTGCACCCCTTTCAAAAAATTTGGGGGATGCACCCACAACGGCACATCCCCCTTGTAGGTTTTTAGTCTTTCGGCGTTTCGGGATTTTCGGGGGTTTCGCCACCCTTGCCCGATTTGTCCGCCTTCGGCGTTACCTTGTAGCCGTGTTTACGATACCAGTTGAGAACCCAACCTTCGTTGACTTCGGCTTTGCCGTAAGCGAAATGAACACCGCCTGCGTTGATTCCGCAGAAATTCTTCACAGGGGATTCGACAATGAAAACCTTTGCGTTTTTGGTTTCGTTATTCTGTTTTGCCATGTCCGTTCACCTTCCCGATTAAAGAATTTTGATGTTACGAAGAACACCTGCTGCCTTCGTGTTTTTGAGAACAACCGCAGCAACCATTTCGACTTCGCCCTTCTTCACTGCGCCAGGCGTGTTGAAATCGGGCAAGAAGGTCTTGATTGCCGTGTTGCCGGTGAGCGTCACACCGCAGAAGCCGTCATCCACGCCGAATCTGACCGCATAGATGTCGGTCAAGCCTTCTGCGCTGACAGGGATGATTGCGCTTTCGGTTGCTGCGCCGTCCTTGACTTCGTACACATTGCCCAGGTCAATCAAGCGGACTTTGCCTTCGCCGATGGTGGTGACCACTCTGCCGAATGCTTCTTCGGATTCGGTTTTGTACCCAAGAATTCTTGCAACGGTCTGAATTTTGGTTTTCATGTTCTCGTTGACAAGAAGTGCGCTTGCGCCGGTCTTGTTGATAAGGTTCAAAAGTGCTTCGTAGAACACATCGGCGTTTTCCTTCAACTTCGCCATCGTGGAAAGGTCGATTTCGCTGTCAACGCCGTATTCCGTGGACTGTCCGACAAGGAACTTGTCAAGACCATCGAAGGAATCCGCATTCGATGCGCTGTCACCGTTTATCATAGCGTTGTGGAAAGTGCCGATTGCCGAATCGACCTTTTCTTCGATTTGGAACTGCATATTGTTGTACAGTCCTTCCGCTTCTTTGATAACACGGTCAATTTCGAATGCACCGCCGAAGATTTTCAAATCCGCCGACTTCTTTTCCACGGTTGCTTCGTTCGCCGTGTATTCCTTGTTGATTGCTCTGAACGCCGTGGTCGAAGGCAACTTCTTCTGCATATACGCATAGGTCAAGGTGCTTCCGCCCGAAGGGGAAACGGCGTTGTCGAAAGGAAGCAGTTCAAGCAACTGCGACTTTCTGATGAAGGTGTCAACCACCTGCTGTGCGACCTTATCGGTCATGCCCTTTTTCATTTCTTCCAAAGTAATAGGCATAATTTTTTACCATCCTTTTAATAAAATTTTTTAATTTTTGGTTTCGTACGCTGCTTTGAGCGCATCCGCAAGTGAATGCGGTTCGTTGTTCGGTTCGTCATCGCTTCCAGGCAATTTGTTTTCGTCAACCTTCTTGCCCTGTTCGGTGATGAACTGTTTGGGAAATTGAGTTTTCAACGCAGCAATGCTGTCATCGATGCCCTTGATTTTGCCGTTTTCGTCCAGTTTCAGTTCGCCTTTCTCTTTCAGTTTGAAAGTCAGATAATCGACATCATCTGCCTTCGCTTCCAAAAGGGCAACTTTCAATGCAGCATCGATCTTCGTCTGTTCCAATTCGGCAGCCATCGTTGCCATTTTGGTTTCATACTCTGTGATTTTCCCCTGCAATGCTTCGTTGCCGGCGTTGTCCTTCTTCATCTGCTCTATCAAGGCAGTGGATTCGCCGTGCTGTTTGGTCAGACTGTCAAAATCGGTTTTTAATTTGCCGTAGCGAATATCCAGGTTTTCTTCCGATGCCGTGAAAATTTTGTTCTGCTTCATTTCCCCGACAATCTTCTGAATATGTTCTTCGGACAGTCCCTGACTTTTCAAGATTTCCTGCAATGTCATGTTTTTTGTACCTTCCTTTTTCAAATATGATTTTTACCTGTTACATCAGGATTTTGAAATGCTCTGTTTTACTTCTGAATTTTGAAGAAGTGTATGAAAAAAGCACCCTTTTCAGGATGCTTCAATCATTGAATTGTTGTGGGCGTTACGCCTTGATGCCCTTTTCGGCGTTTGCTTTTTCCTTCTCGATATATTCCGCATAGGCTTTTTTTGCGGATTCGGGGGCATCGTTCCTGATACCCTTCCAACCGTCATCGTCTATGATCAGATAATCAAAGAATTTTTTCACATCTTCGAAGTTTTCCATGTCAACCAAGTTTTCCTTTCAAGATTTTCCAAACTTCTTTCGAAAGAATGGAAGCATTTTCGCCGTTTGCAACATAGTCCGCAACGCATTCTGCAAGGCATTCGCTGTTGTTCTTTGTCGCATATCCCGAAACCATTGCCTTCAACTGACTATTGACCAAACCTTTGCCTTCTTCGGTCTTTTTCGCCAATTTGCAGGCTTCGGAAATGATGTTTGTCGCTTCTGTGCATTTACTCCACGCCTGCACCCGATACAGTTGATCCAAAGCACCAACGCCAGGGTGCGACATTTCAATCAATGCCCTTTCCAACAGATGCCCCATTTCGTGACTGCCAGTTTCAAGAACACCAGTGTTCGCAGGATGAAATCCTGTCGTGATGCCTTGAACCATCGTGTGTGCGACCCGTGGGTCACCGTTTTGATAATAATTCGGGTTGAAGTTGATTGTTCCGTTGAAACTTGCCGACATCACACCCGATTTGGAAGTTGAAATTCCTTTCAGCGCACTTTGCGCCTGGGGAAATTCTTCCATAACCTGTTCGACACCCATCAAGGACTGCTGAACCGCAGGAAAATCCAGGGCGTGAACGCTTTCATCAACGGAAACGCCGTACTGCGCCATCATATAGGAAGAAAGACTGTTGAAATCCTTGCATTCCTTGACTGACATTATACCGCTTTCAGCGTTTTCTGTCAATGCTTCCGCTGCTTTCAAGTATTTTTCTTTGAAATCGTCATATCCAGTGCATTTAATGATGCCCCCTGTTTCGTTGTTCCACTTGTCATAGGTGGTTTCATCTTCGACTGCCCACCTTGCCCTTTGCAACATACAACAACGGCAGTTGCAATCTTCCGCAGGGTCACCAAATCCCCCAGGATAGGGGGCAGATGCGCCCAAGACCGTGAAATCTTCGTCCAGTTCTCTGACCTGTCCGTCAAGCATTCGATGCGTGTCCCTGGTTGCGCCGTCAAGCGTTGAATCCCACTGTTTGACTATATCAGCACCCTTCGCCTTCGCTGCGTGATAGGAATCCATCTTCGCTTCGCTCTGCACACGGTGTCCTTCTGTCCTTGCAATGGTCATTGACCGCCCCAAGTTTGCCTGTCCCCGATTGCTGATGTTTCGTGCAATGTCGGTGTAGGTCAGATCACTGGCAAATCCCCTTTTCAATTCTTCAAGAACCTGTGTTTTCAGTTCCTTCGTGGAAACCCCGATTTTGTTCACCAGTTTGATGTCATCGCCAGTTTTCTGAACGGCTTTCAACACCTGTTCTTGATTGATAGGTAAAATCAGCGGAACACCCTGCCCTTGCATGTCGTACATCGCACCGATGAACCCTGTCTGATAGCAAGTATTCAGATAATCTGCAATGGATGCGAAGTTTTTGCCCGACAAATTGTCAAGAATGCCCGAAATCTGCCTTTCCAACTGCCTTTGAAAGTCCAGTTGATATGCCTTCGATTGTGTCAAAGGGTTCGATTGCAGTTCCTTGATGTTCCGTTTGATGTCGGCAAGTGCTGTGGTGTAGTTCTTTTCAAGCGCAGAAAGTGAAGGTGCACCTGCAAACCTGCTTTTATTTTCATCTTTACTTGTCCATATATTGTCACATACCTCTATATTATTTTCATATGCAATATCCCTGAGCCTGCATATAGTTTTCCTGCTCATATGGAAAAGGCGGTGTGTTGCACCTGGGCTTGTAACTGGCTCTGTATCATCTATTG